ACAGGCAACTTACCTAGATCACGAGCAACGTCGATGGCAATGTTTAGAAGCACTCCGCTATCTTTCCCATTCGAAAAAGATATGCAAACTCGGTCAAACTCGGAAAAAAGAATCCGGTACCTTTCTCGAGCTGCTTCATAGACATTTATATTTAAATACTTTTTAGTACTCATTTCTTTAGTTCTTCTATTTCATTTTCTGATTTTGGAGTTATTAATTTAGGTACATGACGATGTATTCCAATTTGTTTTTCAGAAAAATCAAATTCATCGTCTTTAAATATCCTTCCTTTATTTTTGTAAGGTATCTTTCTGCTATGACAAATCCAATCAGAAACCCAATAATATCCATTTTTAGCAATATCCCCTCGTATTTGAGAAATTGGGATTATAACCTCTTTATCAGAGAGATCAAAGGCAACTGCCTTTTTAGAAATTATTCTCAAATTAGGCAGTTGCGCTAAATAGCAAGTAATCATAAATGTTTTTTGCTTTGGTAAAATCCAATCCAAGCAACAGACTGATCCGGACCAGAAAAAGATTCAGTGATACCTTCAGCCGGTATTTTATCCATTACACACTGAAGTCTTTGTTCTAGCTCTATCTTTCGATTATCAGTTATCATTTCTAATAATCTCATGGTATCTTGCACCAATGGTGAAAAATGTTGGTTTGCAACTTCAAAACATCTTGTTTTTTTTAGGTGATACTCCCTTTCATTTAGCATCACACTTAAATCGGCATTTAATGCCACCAATTGCCCGTAGGCTCTAGCTACTTCATTCATAATATTTGTTCTAATTGTTTAACTGATATCTTTTTAAGATATTCTATCATATCTTCTTTCTTATTTATATTTCTATCTATTATTTTCTCTAGCCCAACATCTCCGGTCATATCGTAGTAATGACAATCATACTCTTGACCGGTTCTGAATGTTCGCCTACCAGACTGAATACGATCAGCATAGTTGAATACCTTGTCAAAATAAACGGTATGGCAAAGGTGCTGCATATTTAGGCCATACGCCTCTTTCTGGTAAGAGAGCACAGTTGCTTTTGGATATCGTTCCTTACATTCATGGGCACTCTTTATAAATTTACAGAATATAATTGTTTGTTCTTCAGGTATCGTATCAAATAATCTAGAAAGTTGAATAAACTTATCTTCAGCACAACAGTACGAATGCTGCATAGCCTGTGTCATTTCAATAAAGATTTGATTACGCTTCCATTCAAGAGTTTCCAAATTTAAATAATATTCCTTCAGTTCCTTGTATCTTTCTCTTTCCTCTTCAGATAGGTCGTAATAAACCGTATCGTATTTCTGCTTTACGTTTAAGTGCAAATCACACTCAAATACATAGTGACGAATAAGACTATATAAGTAGTCTATATTCTCGTATCCGGTAATGTACTCGATTGAATGCTTATAAAATCCGATTTTTTTCGTTACTGTAGTTATTCTGCAGAAAGTATTCTTAAACTGATTTAATGTCATATTGAGAATTAAAGGAGAAAGAAATTCCATTTGAGACCATATATCTAGTAGATTCCTACTCAATGGTGTCCCATTAAGTATTAATTTATACTCAACTTCTTTGGATATATCTAATAGACGTTTTGTTCTTTTTGCCTCTGCATTTTTAATTTTCAGAGACTCATCAATTACAATAAAAGGGTTTTTGAATGCTTTTATTTTATCCCACATTTCAAAATATATACGATCAGAACCTTGTATAGATTCAATACCGTAATATTCAGCCGGAATATTAAAACCACCCCATTTTGTTACTTCGTCTTTAACAGACGGAATACCATCTTTGGGACGAATCGTCTGCAAAGGACCAATCCAAAAAACACCGTCACAAGGAGACTTATTCACGATATCAACAGAAACACGGGTTTTACCTGTTCCTGGTTCCATAAATAGAGCCCCAACTTTCCATTCGTTCAAATGGTTCTCTGCTTCTGTTTGATGCTTTAATAAATTCATTTCTTTAGAGAATTTATTTGGTTGCTTTCAATTGGTAAAATCTTATCCGGAAAATGCCTTTCTACTGTAATCGTTTCATAATCATTCCATTCTTTAGTTTCCGTATTCAAAATAAAACGCTTTATTTTTTTTCTATGTTGAAACATACCAACACATGTTGTTGAAACATATATTTCGCTTCCATTATCATAAAAATAAAATCCAGAGTAAACTCGCCTTATTGTCCTATTTTGAGTTATAACAACATAATTATCGAAATAATCAATATGGCTATATTTAATCTGTACAGCAGAAACAATTATATTGCTCATTTTTTTAACTCCGTCTTTATATTATCTGATAAAGATTCTTTTTTATCAGGAACATAGTATTCGACTAATGTAGTCACCATGTGTCCTTTTTCGTCAAAATAGGCTTGTTTCTTTTTTGAGTAGGTTATTTTTTTTATAGAAAGTATCCAGGCTGAAATCCAGTAAGAATCAGACTTAACTACCTCAAAATCTTGTCCGAATATTTGAGATGTAGGAATGATATCTTTCGTTCCATCAAATCCAACAGCTAAGTGAGCATCGTCTGATATACGGATAAGTTTTTCTAATCTAACCGAGTATGCAAGCGTTTTTTTCATTCACATAAAAGATAGTACACTTCTCTGTCCGAATCAGAACAGGTAAATGTTGGTTCTTCGTATATTTTCGAATCTAGATGAGCATATATATAAGTAGGCATGCCTTTGCTATCAAGAAGTTCTAATCTATTTTTACCATCTTCTACTATATCACCCACAACCGTGGTTTGTACCACATTGAAATTAGCTTTATATCCAAAGTACATCCATTTAATGGATTTTCCTTTCAAAGATTTAGCTGACTCAACGGTCAGTATTTTAGCCTCACCGTTATTAATTTTTTCTATAAAATCTTTGATCATAACCTACCACCTTTTTTAGATCCTAAATTCACATAACTTTGTTCTTGGTATTCTAATAACTGATCTCTTGTTGAATTTGATAAGTTTATACCTTTTTTTGTAATAAATGCCATATTTCCCTCTACGTAAACTTCGCTCCAGTAATACAGTTCTTTATTGTCAATAAAACTATATATTTCTCCAATGAAATTAATCGGTTTTTTACCGTCAGTTAAAGCATTTGTAACATAACCTCTATTAAGTATTTGCTTTTCTCTGTTTTTGTTTTCCATACTTTTTATTTATTAAATTATTAATGATGCAAATATAAGTATAATATTTTAATTTGTTACACAAATCTGTAACAAATTAGTATGTTTTAAAGCATAAAAAAGCGTCTTATCCATTACAGATAGAGACGCTTTTCATTTATAAATATCAAGATATCAAATTATTTATCTTCTTGTTCCTCATCGTGTATTTTATCAAGTGCATCCCAATTTAGAGAGATATTTAGCACATCTAAATGGTTTCTATATTTTTCCTTAAGTTTTTCTCTCGAGTAATTCATGTATTCTTTATCTTTGGAATAAAAGATATACTCCCATTCAGGTTCACACATCATCATTTGCACCAATAATTCTTTGGCATGGTCCGTTTGACCTGTCAGAATGAAACTATTGAATTTGTTCATTCTGGTAAATTCGGTTCCTCCTATTCTTTTCTTAATAGAGGATACATTACTACACAATACAAAAAAGCAAATTAGAGTGATAACTTCTACAATTGCTGATAAATAAAAAATAGTTTCTAAATTTTCCATTTTCTTAGATTAAAATTTGTTACTCGGCAAAGGTAGAAAAAAGACTTCAAATAGGCTACTTCCTGAAAAATATATCGTTACCTATCGACCTAGCAGTATCGCTATTGGCTAATCTAATATATCGAAAGAAATTTTGTTCGCTCAAATGTCCAGTCAATCTCATAATCTCCAACGTCTTCATCCGACCTGTTAAATATAGATTGGTTGCTGCTGATCGGCGAGCAGTATGACTACTTATAAGTTCCCATTTCTCGCGTGTAACAGTTGTAAGCACACCACCTTTTGTATATGAATATGTCACTTTATCGTTTAATCCTATTTCTTTCATCACTACTTTAAGGTAGTGATTGAAATGTTGAATACACAAATGGCAAGGAATATCTCCATTATATTTTTCAAAAATCTCTTTAACATAATCATGTGCAGGAACCATCACATCTACATTAGTTTTTTTCGTTCTTTTTAAAATATAGCCATTCTGCAGATTGGATCCTGATAGAGTTGAATAGTCTGAATAGCGTAAAGCTGTTAAGCATCCTATAACGAATAAATCACGAATACGCTCTTTAGCTTTTCTTTTATCTTGATTTTGGAACTTGTAATAATAGATTCTTGTTATCTCATTCATTGTGAGAAACACAGCGTATGAAGGTTCTTCACTGATATCAATCTCATCATAAGTATTATCTACTGCATAATTATATTGCCCGGCTTTTCTTATTAGGTACTGGATCTTCTGTATATATCCCACTATTGTATTGTGTCGCAACCCTTGATCCTCGAGATAAACAATAAAGTCTTCTAAAAAATAATCGGTAACTGAATTCGTATATATATCGCAATCATTAAATATTGAAAAGTTATTTATATGGTTTATGATAGCCGTATATACAGCAGCATAATTATTTGATTTGCGTCTACTTCTACGAGTAAGATAGTCGTGAACAAATGAAGAGAAAAGAATGCCTTCCAAGGGCTTATTTTGTTTAAAGTGATTTATATAATCTTTTTTTGCTCTATTGGTAGTAAATTGTAAAGCTTGCATGTTCTTATTTTATTAGTTAAAACGATGAAGCCTCTTTGTTTTTATATTGTTAAAGTATTATATTTGCCACGATTATAAGAGCTCTCAAATTCTTAAATCGTGAAGAAAGGTATGGCTTCATATACCATTCTTTATTTAAAATAGCTCCTGGCGTTTATGTCAAGAGCTATTTTTTAAAATATTAATTGATCAAGGCTTTTGAAAAAAAACTTTTAATCCAAGATTCTGAGCAAGTTGATACTCTATCATTGCCCCTTTACTATCTGGCCATCCGACAAGCATATAAATAGCATCACAATCAAGTAACATTTTTATATCTGCCCTCATATGGTCAAGCCAACTAGCATTTTTATCAATATTATTATTTAGAGGGTTAATAACTTCATGACCTTTCGAAAAAAGTTCATCCTCTGCCTTTTTAAACTTATCTATTACTAGATTTAATGGTAGTCCGGAAATTGCTCCGGATATGTATGTTTTCATTTCTATTTAGTTATTGGTTAAAATATTCAATTAGTTCTTCTACAGTAGCCACATGGCAATAGCATGAGCACCTATGGAAATATCCTATTGTGAAATCACCTTTTCTGTACGGTGGAAAATCCTCATCAAAGACCCAATATTGATTTGCACTTGTATCATTACGTTTTGCAGCTATTGCAAGAAAAAGTTCTTCATTAGTTCCACAATCAGTATATCCTTCACAATCATTAAGCGAATCAGAACAAGAGAATGCAATCCTTTCGAAGCCAAACACTTTTATATTATCACCCCATGAGTTTAATTCTTCATCCAATAAGAACGGGCGTATACCGAGTTTTTTTAGTTCATCCCTTAGATTATCCGTGTTTTTCCTTATAAAACACGGAGTTGTGAATATTGCTTCCATTTTGATTAGTTATTCGTTATTTGACTACTATCCTGTTGCTGCTTGACGGCTTTATAATTATTGAGCCATCATCTGTTTTAGACCATGATGTTTTATTAATGCTTATTCCACCTCTTTCTGCTTTTGCAGAAAATTCTAAACCGTCATGCCTGATCTTCAAAGAAATTATTTCCTCCCATTGCTGAGTGTGTTCGTTGTATATTTCCATCTGTTTATTTCTGATTAAGTTACGAGTTATTTTAAAATTTCATCAATAGATGATAATACACTTCCTAAATGTTCGGATTGATCAAGGTATTTCATCCGTAAATTTTCCTCTCTTTCTGTTGCATCTCCTCCCTCGTGGATGTCATTGTACTTTTCGTACTTTGAACTGATTTCTTTATAAGCTTTCTGAAAGAATGGACGTAGTATCTTACATTCCTCTTTTGTCATACATACGGTTATCTCGCATTGAGATGTAGACGACCTTCTTGTGTTATCTATGTAGCTCATTTCTTGCTCCTTTCTGATTAGTTATTCGTTAATTTTTTGCCATTTAACAATTTCTTTATTTGTCTGATAGAATTCGTCATCCTCTCTTAAATACCACATTCCATCAACGTGGCTATATGTGGCAATTGAATAATGATACATGTCGAATTTAATCTTAACAACTACGACTTCACGGTGCCCTGGTAGATCATCTGGTTTTACGGTCAAATCGTGCCAAGCGTTTTCTTTTTCCTGTATTTCGGGTGTTTTTAGTTTTAGATTATTAGGTTGAAAATCTGTACTCACTTCCCTTTCCATTGAACAGTAAATCGTTTGTAAATATTCAATAAACCTTATTAGCTGTATTTGATTAAACTCTTGATTACAATTAATATGTACTAAACTAGGACGTTTAGAGCCAAATCTTATACCTCTAGGAGATTGATAAGCCTTTAACACAAATTCATGTTGTACAGCTTTTAATGTTAACACGCATTCTTTTATCTTATTTAGATTGCCTTGATGTTCTAAAATATTTTTTTTCATATTTTCTCAATCGTTTATTAATCAAAATTTTATCATACATATAATCGCAACAGCTGCGAAAATCAGTAAGCAAAACAACACAGCAACTAGAACTAATAAAGTTGCACAGAGTTCAATAAGCTTGTTTCCATTTTTTAAGTCCATAATATTACCAATAAATTGTTTTGATTATATTGAATATTAAGGGATCCATTTTTGTAGATCGCATTGGATCCCTTAACTTTTATTTGAGATTACATTATATTTTTGATATCTATTGGGCTCTTGTTAGAATCATATAATTTCACTTTCAATCTTTCTACAAGAATAAATACGAAAGAAGCAGTATCCGGATTATCTATCTTAACAATAACGGCACATAGACCTTCTGTTTTGGCTTTCTTTTGTATTAAGGTACAAGGCTGTCCATAATAGATCCAATAATAGATAAGTTGTCCCAAAAGAGAATTTTCTATCTGAATTATTACGGTTGTTGGTTCATGATAAAACATACTTTACTCCTCCTTTGTATCAGGCATCCATTTTGTTGTTACCACAGCTTTTAGTTTTCCACTTCCCTTGCAAACGGGACATGTCATATGTTCATTGTCATTGCGTGGTCCTAAAGTAGGTATCCATCCATTACCACTGCAATGTGTACAATTGAATCCTCTAAAATTTTCCATCTCATAAGAATGCTCTTTGGGAAATAATGGAGGACATATTAAATAGCATTGATTTTTTTTGCTCATGGTTGTTTTTTATTTTGTTTCTCTAAAAAAACATGAATCTTATCACTAAATTCTTCATCGCACTTTGCAGTTACCGGAACCATGCCTGAATTATCCTTCCGATGAATGATTAAGGAAACAGGAAGATTTTTATCCCAGACATGTGCCACCAAAGCAGAAGCTATTGGTGGCAGCATGCGCATATTACTTACTACGATCATATTGCACTCATAGACAGTGGTAGCCGTACCGGGTTACCTTGTTCATCTTTCAGTTCAACTTCAATGAACTGGCATGTAGGTACAGGACGGTAAGAATCGCGAATGATTTTTATTGCTTCAATAAAATCCTTGTCGCCTCTCTTGTTAGCTAATTTTTCAAGCTCTAATACTTTAGAGGCTTTCAGGGATCCTTTGCGGTTTTTAGCAACAAGTGACATAATTGTATCAACAAGTGCTGCACTATCCTCATCCTTTGCCATCGTATTCATATAGCGTTTAACCATAGCGATTCCGACTTCTACTGTGTCATCCCAACCCTCATTAATTCTGTTGCCAATAGTGATTGTTTTTGTGCTATCGGTAGTAGTGAATGAGTCGGTTTGTCTATCGATTTTTACTTTGAATAGTTCTTCCTTCATCTTGATCACGCTGTCGAACTCACTGAAGATCTCATTTTTTAATCTCTCCATTTGAGATGATAGCTCTTGGAGTTTGCGAACCGATGAATTAACGGTTGCATCGACTAAATCTTTATAATTCTGACGTTCCTGATCGATACGGGCTTTTTCAGCTCTATCTTCATCATTAAGTTGTTTTTTCAACTTTTCTTTTTCTTCTTTTGATAAATTACTAATGTCCATAACTTGAATTTTAAAATGGTTATAAAAAAGTTTTAAATTATATTTTCATTTTATAGGTCTTCCTGAGATCATTTTCAACACGATCCTGCTCAATGATCAAAGCATTACGAGTATCAACTAGGGCTGCATATTGATCTCTATCTAATCCGGATGGGTTAAAAAGCTTTTCATGTATGCTATCTAGTTCATTTGGTATCTTATCCAAGCGATCGAGCAAGTAGTTAATTCTGTTTATCCTACGTTGTTCCTCGCTATCCTCCATAATCTTTTTACTCATCTTCTTTTTTCTTTAAAATTGATTCTAGTTTTGGTATAAGCCTAAGAAGCTCTTCACCATCAAGATCCCTGAACTTCTTACCGGCTATCTTTGAGTTAAGACAGAAGGCGTTTACTGCACCCCAATCAGATGTATCCACCCCAATCTTTTGAATTCTTTTAAGTACTGCTGAACGACAACGTTTAATTTCTCTTTCGCCTATCGCCAACTCTTGACTTTCACTTCTTGTACCATTCAGATACCCACATAAGTACATTGCTTCGCTGTATGTTAGCTCTTTGGTTGTATCTGTACGACCATCTGTCAGGTTTAACAGAATGCCTTTTTTCTGATCATCATCTATATTACACTGTGTATAGATGACATGTAGTCTCCTAATGAGGTAACTACTAATCGGTTTCTTCGTTTTCTGTTCCATCACTGTTGTTTTTTAAGTTTTTTACCCAATATTGTTGATAACCTTTATCCCATACTACATAGTAGCCACGCGGACCACCTTTTCCACGCCCAATAAACGTGGCTTTGAAACCTTCTACATAGATTCTTTTAAAGCTGTCTCTTTTAACCTGGTAAGCTGTTTTTCCATCAACTTCACGACCGTCAACGTGTGAAATAAAGATGAAGATCTTTTGAGAATATTTCTTTCTAAGGCGAATTATCTCAGAGGCTTTTGCTCCACATTGATCTTCGAAGTATTGAATTGAATCTATTATCACGACATCCGGGCTGCGTTGTTTGGACAGATATTCTTCCAGTTCCGGAATTGTTCCATTATCTGTCCATTTTATGCTGTTAATTTCACTGCGTATCCCTACATCTTTAATTGATTCTACGAAGTCATCACATGCGCCGGTTTCTAACGCCATATACAATACTCGAAGTCCCATCTCATCGAATTTACGAGTAAGCTGTAAGGCAAAGGAGCTTTTTCCTTGTCCGGACTTCCCGTAAATAATCCAACATCCGGATTTTTCGGGATGACCGAAAGCCTGATACCATTCGCCATCGAAATCGATGTATTCGTGACGGATTTCTTCCAGATTTCTCGTACTCCAAATTCTCATCCTAATTCTCCACGTTCTATTTGTTCACGGATAATTTCTGCTTCAATCATACCACCAAGCTCACGCAGATCATCTGCGAAATAGTATGGCTTACCACTTCCTTCTACAGGTTCTTTTTTCGTTTTATCCAATTTTCCCCATATAAGAAGTTGCTTTTCCTGATCTGTCACTCCATTAGCTGAACAGATAGCCATTACATCTTTTTTGGTAGCTCCGAGCAGTGTGATATAAGTGCGTTTAAAACGTCCGTCGATCTCATCATATCCCTCAATCCTTCCCACATATCGCTTAATGTTTCGCTCCAAAGTCTCGGTACCGGCAACTAAAGCTCCCATACGATGGAATGTATCATCGTACAAAGGTATCAAGGTGCAAAGAGCACTGTGAGTAAGCTTACCTGCATCATCAAGTATTAGCAATGGACATTTATCGCTCAATCTGTTAAAGTGAGCAACGATCAGATCTAACAGATCATCGTTGTCCATATATCGTGTTACCGTTTCACCGATGCATGTTGCCAGTTTGGTAAGGAATTTACGTGCTGTCCATTTACGACACTTTAAGTATACCACCGAATTGTCAGAGTTCATGTTATACAGATCAATGAGAGATTGTGTTTTACCGGATCCTGAACGTGATGACACACATACCCATCTATGGTTTTTCTTAGCAGCAAGGTAAGCTGTACGTATCTGTTGATAAGAGGTTACACTTTCTACCACATTCCAGGCATTCTCGTAATAGTTAAGTCCCGATGCAATCTTCTCAGCAATAGCATCTTCTTTTGCACCGTACTTGCCATTGCGAAATTGAGACATGGCTGTATCTGATATACCACATTTTCTTGATAGTTCCATAGCCGATGATCCACGGCTGATTAGTTTTTCGATATACGCTTTTAGTAATTGAGTATCCATATTATATCTGTTTTAAAAGGTTTTTAAATCATCTTGAAAAATTCATATCCAACGGATTGTAATCATAATCTTCA